AAATTTCGCCTATAAAGTCGTATTTATAAGCTTCGAAATGTATAACTTCTTTACCTACTATTTTTTCGATTAATTCTTTTTCATCTGCTAATTTTAAAGCTTTATCTAACAACTCACTTGCTTTTTCAAGCGTCCAAATTTGAGCGTTTTTATTTCCAAAAGGTGCTCCTACTTTACCAGCCATACCAACAAAATTAAAATTAATACTCTGACAATAGCAAATTTAACTATATTCCAATTAGGGAAAAAATCCTTAAATTTAGGGTGTTCGGTGTGTGGAAGTAAGGCGCAAAATATACGGTCTAAAGTCCAGATTAAATAAAGTATAGGAAAAAGTAAGTATTTCATGATTTATAGGTTTAGGGTAGTTACTAGGTGGCGCGGTGTAAGAATTTAAAACTATGCGAAAAGAACGAAATGCAACCACCTAATATACTAACAATTAAAACAAAACGTTACAAATTTACGTAATTTATGCTTTATAACCAAATAAGTTAGTAAACACTTAAATAGTGCGTAGTACATTAATACTCTCATAATATAATAAAATCTGCTAAAATATTAATAAATAAACCGATTAAAAATCCGTAGAGGAATATAAGTAATTCTTTTTTCATAATTAAAATCTAATTGATACACTCCAAAAAATAAAATGCAATCTTAAAATATACTTTTTTTGTATAAAATACTGAAATTTCCAAAACATAACGCTAAATCCAAATGTTTCGTAATCCTTATTAATTATTATTTTTTTCATTTTATAAAATGTTGGTTTAATTGATTAATCATTGTTTCTGTAGAAAACGGAAAACAAGTATGCGACCATAAGTGATAATCACATTCTTCATCGCTCCAATCAGGCTTAAAATAGCGTACGCAATCAATACCTGTAAACTTGTTATCAATTGCGTGTTTTAGTGTTAGTGGTTTCATTTTCTTTTATTTTAAATTAATAACTTTTTGTTAACGAAATTAAAACTATCGTTAACATGGGTGTTATTTCTTCTTCAACACCCCATCCAAATCAACACTATCAAGCACCGCATCGAGTTTGTCGATTAAAGCGTCAACAACTTCATCCGATAAAGTTTCGCGCATTGATTTATCTATTTTATCCAATACTTTAACAGTAGTATTAATGGTTAAGTTTAGATTTTTAACCGCTTCTTGTATCTTCTTATCAATTACTTTTTTATTTGATACATTAGTGATATCGTAATTGTATTCTCGCTTTATAGCTATTGTATTAGCTTCTTCAATCGTTTTCTTGCAACCTTGTATATAAATTACATTAAGGGCACAAATAGCGCTTAAACGTGTGATATTGTCTTTTTCTTCTTTACTCATTTTTTTTATTTTATAAATTATCAAATAATTGTGGAACTTCTTGTTTTTCTCTTGTTATCAAACCTCTTGCGACGTTGAATATAGTTAGTCCAGCTTCATAGTCTACTAGGTTACGAGCCATTTTATTTAACCTTTGTTTTCCTTTATATTTTGTAAAATCATAGTTATGGAACTCACTTAACTGCTTTATAGTTCCTTTCTCAATTATATTATTTAAATTTTTCCTTTCTCCTAAATCATTAGGCAGATTAAAGTTAGTCCAGTACAAATGTCGACCTCGTTTTTTTGCGGGTATCAATGGCTCATAAAATGGTATTACATTTTCAACGACATATTTTCCTTTAAAAAAATTATCCAAAAAAATGATTTCCTCATAAAGTTTCAAATCGGGATAAATAAATTTAAAATTTTCACGAGTTTTTTGGCTCACTCTAACCCTACTATGGCTTGGGCATGGAGGACTGCTCCAGATAAAATCAAACTCTTGGAAATGGTCTAACAAATATTGGTGCGCATCACCTATAATTACCTTATCATTTGGAAAACGCTCTTGATACAATCGAGCTGCTTCAGAGTCTAATTCAATCGCTGTTACTTCGCAATCAGTCCATTTATACCTATTTCCTCCTAAACAAGAATATAAATTTAATACTTTAAATGTTTTCATTTTCCCAGTCTTTTAAAAGTTCAATTAAATTATACTCGATTGCTTCCTTAACTTCGTATTTCGGCTTAATTCTGCGGTTTTCCGTATCGAAAAATTCAATGTCGGTAATTTCCACATCCATCCAGTTTTCGATTGGTGTTAAATATCCATCCCCTGTTTCGTACTTATCCACACTAAACTCAAAATTAACAGTTCCATCGAAAACCACGCTATTTAAATCTGTTGGATTATCATACACCAGCACCGTTGCATCCCCTGAGCCTGAGCCTATGTTGTAATCGTGTAATTCTACTTTCATTTTAAATATTCTTTAAGTTTATTTTCGTAATTAATCGTTTTAAATTCTTCCTCCCAATAATTCCGCCCCTCTGGTATTTCTAGGATTGAATTTAGCTTTTGCCTTATGTGTTCCGAGTATTCCAACTTTTGCACCCTAACTTTTGGTTTGTGGTGCATTGCTAGTTGGATAGGGAATAATAGTAGGATTAGGCGCATTTTTCTAATTTATCAAATCCTGTAATTATTACAACTTGTTCTTGTAGCTGTGTACTCCAGCATCTTTTTTTAATTATTGGATTGCCCAAGTTATCACATTCAATAAATGTATTTATGTTATGTTTTCTAACATTTTTTAATTTGTAATAGTTTTCTGCACCTTTTAATTTAAAAAATTGAGCTTTCATAACCTTTTTGTTTTAATTGTTAATAATTATATACAAATATATAAATTAATTTTGAATAAACTACAATATTTATAAAAATATTTTTCATTAAGATTTATTAACAAAAAAGGGGTTAACCCCCCTCTTTGCTAACAATTTCTGCTATTCGTTGCATTGTGGTTATATTTAACCCTCGTTTATCATTCAAAAATAAATAAAGTTGGTTCGAATTCAATTTACAAAGCTTAGTAAATGCGTGTATACTTAAATCATGCTTAGCCATGTAGTCGTTAATAATTTCCTTGCAATCCCTCGTAAGGTTAATTAATTGGTGTGGTTTTATCTTTTCCATGATTAAAAAGGTAATTTATCATCTTCCATTGTTGGCTCTGGTGCTGGTATTGGTACGCTTACAGGTGCAGAACTTTCGTTCGATATTTTCCAAACCTCCAAAGTATTGAAAAAGCGGTCTTTACCCTCTTTGTCCGTCCATTTACGCCCACGTACATTTATACTTACTTTCACCAAATCACCCAGCTTGTAATTATCCAATACTTTACATTTTTCTTGTGATACTTGCAAAACAATACTCTGTGGGTATTGCTCTTTGGTTTCGATTACAAATTCACGTAAAGCAAATTTTTCGCTTACTTGTTTGGTATCAAATACCCTAATTAATTCTCCTTTTAAATCCATGATTTTTGGTTTTTAGTTGTTAATTCTGCTAAACATTCTTTATAGTACACATTAGCAATTTCGTACTGTTTTTTAATTTCTTCCTCTATTTCCAAATCCCTTTCAACTCTCACAGCTGTAATTCGTTTTTCGGCTTCTATGTAATCAACCTTGTGCATACTCACATCCTCCCATGCACTAAGTAAACTGTCAGGAGTTGAAGTTAAGCAGTAAATCACTTCTGCAACTTCTTTGTTATATAGCATCATGTAACCCCTCATTTGCCAATCGTAGCCACTTTTTTTAACTGATTTTTGCGCTTCTTCTTCATACGCTGGGAATGTATCAAATGACCAGCTGCATTTTATATCAATTATGCGGTCTTCCGCATTTATATCACACTCACCTGTTAACCAGCCTAAATCTATTCTCTCGGTATTTTTCAAGAAGTCCATAAACCTAACTTGATTAACTAATTCAATTCCGACTTGTTCGTTCTCTATACCTTTACTAAGGTACTTGTTTTCCAATATCGGTTTTAACCCGTAAAAGTCACATTTTGCTTTTTCTTGAATATAGCTTTTTGCGGTTTCGCCTAATGGCTCGGCTTTGCTTCTCCCCTTAGTCATCAAGTTGCTAAGTTCTGAACATCTTACTTTTAGTTCCATTTTACTTTATTTTAGTTATTGATTTAATATGTTTTTTTAAAATTGGATATAAACCTACTCGCTCATTTTTTGCGTAAGATATTTCTATATTTTCATCTGCTTCTATTGAAAAATAACCTAAAAAAAAGCTATCATCTTTACTCACAACCTCCACAACATCGCCAGTTTGGAATTGCATAAAATCTATTTTTTGGTGGGTAGTTGGGCGTGTTGATATGCAGAATATAATCCAGTTGAGGTACAGTCAATATAATAACCCTTATATTTTCCAGATATTTCTAATTTATCCAAATAATCTCCGTCATCATCCCACACCTCCAACTCCACAGGCTCGGAAAACTCGCACGTTGCTGGAAGTTCGTTAAATCTACCCTCTTTTGCTAGTTGGGTGTAAATCCTGTTTTGTATTATTGGATTGTTTGGTATTTGTAATGGCTGTTCATCCCCCGAAAAATCAAAGTCAGCTGGGAAATGGGTTTTTATTTCCTCTGTTATTTCGGGGTAGTTGCCATAATTAACATCATTCCAAAATAAAGTATCCGTTAAATGCCAAAGGAAAGCTTTTACTAAAATTTCAACATCTTTGGTTTCATCTGTATTTCTCTCCGCCAAATACTCCGCCATTCTGCGGTAAGGCTGTTTTAATTCGCTAATTTTCATCTTATTTCGCTTTTTCGTTAATAAATTTATTTAACTCCTCTCTTTGTGCGTCGCTTAATTCAAAGGTTTCTTCTAATTTTTCAACTGTGTAAAATCCTTTTTTAATACTATCCATTGCACCATTAAACCTTGCTTTGTCTAATGTTGATTTTTTTGGAGTTGTTATTTCGATATTAGTAGCGTCGCTATCCTTTGTATCATCAATCAAAAACAAACCATTTAAAGCGTATTTTCTTGCATAGCTTGAAGACGCCCCAGTTACTTGTGAACCGTCCATTCCTTTTTTACTTTCTTCCTCTCGTGCAAATGAAGTTACTGTTACACTTTCTTTTGTTTCGTTGCAAATCAATGTAGCTATTACCTTTATGTAATACCTTTCTCCAAAAACTTGTAAGTCGTCGCTTAAAGTTAGTGTTACATCGTATTTTTTTAATAACGGCTTTACGGCTTCTTGTATATCTTCACAACTTCGGTATTTATATTTTCCGAATGAATTATACTGCCCTTTAGGAGCTTTTAACTCCGATTGAATTAATGTTAATTTTCTCATAATTGTTTTTGTTTTAATTGTTAATTTTAATTATTTACTACGCCTAAAATCTTTGCTTGAAAAAACTATATCTAATGGCTTACCTTGTTTAATTCTAAATAAAACAGTACCTCTATTAACGCCATATTTATCTGCCATATCAGATAAACATAAAGTTTCCCCTTTGTAGGTTATTAAATGGTTTCTGCTATAATTTCTATTTTGCTCACTAATTGTCATAAACCTACAATTTTCGGGGTAATAACCCAATTTACTATCTATCCTATCAATAGTTAAATTATCTTTATATCCATTTTGTAAAGCAAATTCATAAAATTTTACAAAATCATTTTGCCAATCATCACAAACTTTTATGCCTTTAGCTCCATAATTTTTATAACTTTTATTATTTTTATTATTACACCTTTCCCTCATTGATAACCACGTAGAGTATATTCTACTTTTTGAAAGACCATGCTGTTTATTAAACTTTCCAGATTTTAAATCTTTAACTTGATGAATTAGTCCCATTTTTTTTTAATTTATATATTACCGTACAAATATAGCGTTAAATATATTAAAAACCAAACTTTTCCCAGCTAAGATAAGTTAAACCACTCTTTTTTTCGGTTTTTTCGTTCACGTTAATAGCACTTAACGTTTCGAAGATTGTTTTGTTTTCCATAATCGTTTTTGTTTTAATTGTTATACTGCAAATATATAAATTAATTTTGAATAATATTACTTATTTACAAAAAATGTTACTTAAATTTTTTAATTGCTTGATTTTTAAGTAGTTAATTTTTTAAATAAATGTTACTTAAACGCTTTTTTGTTGGTTTTCTTCACGTTTTAAATTGCTAATATGTTGGTTCATTGCGTCTATAATACCATTACACACTTCAAAAAAAGTTCGCATTTGGTAATAAACCCCATCCCATTGCTTTTCATTCGCATACTCGTTTATACTTTCAAATTTTCCAATTTCAACAGCCTTTGCCATAGGTAAATTCAAACTCATTGCTTTTTTGGTTTCGGTTCGCCTTACCCTTTCAGTTTCTGCTTCTGCATTTTTCCACCTTATACGCGCGTCACTCATTTCGGCGCTGTAAAAAGCCAAATGAGTTATTAGCTGGACGCGTTGGAACATAATTTCATTAATACCATTGTAGTCCATTGGTAACCCGTGATACCATTCTATAATCTCGTTAATTTCTTCAATCGTTTTGTTTAAGTTGTTCATTTTTTACTTTGTTAGTATAGTGAATAAATAAGTCCTCTAATTCCTCTTTGCTTAATTTTAGTTTTAAATGCCGATTTGCATCCAACCACTCCAAATCTTCTTGACTAATTCGCATTAATATTCGTTTCCGATATTCGTGCAAATTACCGTGTTTCTCTCTGTTACACGGTACACATTGGCCATGTACGTTAAGTTCGTTAAATCTCAAACCCTCGTATGTACTAGGGTAAAAGTGCCCCGCATCAAATTTTCGGTTATGCAATGGCACTCCACAAGATACACAGCCTTTGTTTACATCTCTTAACCTAATGTACTTGTTAAAAACGGTTTGTACTTTTTTCTTCCAATCCGAAAGCGTTAAATTTTCGTAGTTAAATTTCTTTCTTTCAAAGGCAACCTTTTTCTTGAAGCTACGTTGCGTTTCGGAATTGGTTAAAATTATTGCACACTCAAAACTACATACTTTTTGGGTGCTCCTGTAAGGCTCAAACTCCTTACTGCATACTTTACATTTCTTCATATTTTTTTTTTAAAAAGGCAAATTTTGCGTAAAGTTAGCGAATTTCGGCTCTGTTCGTAATTCTTGCAGTCGCTCCGTTAAGTCGTTCCATTCGCTTGTTTCCAGCTTAACATCCATAGTATGTACGCCGATTGCACCGTCGCGGTTTTTAGCAACTAGAAATTCGCCAACTCCCTCTAAACTATTACCGTTTTCATCTTCTGTTACTCCGTAATATTCGGGTCGGTGTAAAAATGCTACGATACTCGCATCCTGTTCAA